AGGAGAAGAGGAGACAAACAAACATTACCACGATGGCAAGTATTGGACATATGGCTCTGTAAATGTGATATCAAAACATTTTCCGTTTTGGTCAGAGAGACAGGTGTGGAGAATCTTAAAATCATTAGAGCAACAAGGGGCGATAGATGTCGGCAGTTTCAACCGAAAAGCCTACGATAGGACTAAGTGGTACACGATATCAGATAAGTGTAGACCATTTTACCAAACGGTAAAACCAATACCTGTTGTAAATAATAATAATAATTTAATAATAAAACATAAACCATTATAAATATGCACGTATACGATTACACAGAAATAAACAATCCAATACCATCACACGATTCAAAGTTGTCGGACATAAGAAAAAATAAAAGCTTATATCCAAGCGTTACTACGATACTTAAAATTATTCCTAATCCATTTATAGACCAATGGCGAATGAATAAATACATAGAGTTAGCTAGACTCTTTCCTAATGATAGCACGGATAAAATTGTGCAAAAAGCTTGGGGCTACGCTAATTTACCAAATGGTCAAACCGTCCCTGTATCAGAGTTTGGCACACAGGCACACCTCAATTTAGAATATATGTTTACAGGACAAGACGACAAGGTATCAGAGGAGTGGGCAGAGTTTTTGTATGATGCTCATTATGATATCATAAACGAAGAAAAAATAAAACCTGTAGAATGTGAGTATTTGATTGAAGACCACAGTTTACGAGTGGCAGGCACAATTGATATGGTGGCTGAAGTAGACAAAAGTTACGTGCTTGTTGATTACAAATTTAGAAATTGTTTAAATGGTGTTGGTAAGTTTTACGATAGTGATTGTTACCAATTATCTATAGAGAGTGAGTTCGTTAGAAATAAGTTTTCGTTAGCTAAACGTCCAAAAATTTGTTCTGTTTGTATATGCAACGTAACAGGCAAACCGTTTTTTAAATGGTGGACACAAAAAAAACTTGACAAGAGTGTGCTTATTTTTTTAGATGCTTGCGAATTGTATTTTTCAATCCATAACTTAAATTAAAAATGACAAATATATACGAAGTAAAAGAAACATATACCGTAGTTGGCAAATCAGCCAAAGACGTCGAAGATAGAGTTGTTACATCTGAGAACCAAGAGTTTTCTGGTTACACTATACAGATAAACCCAAAAGAATATAAATATTGGTTAGTAGAATTAGAGATACGAGATGGAGAGTTTGAGTATCTCGACAGATACATAACTATTGTTGATAAGCCAAAAAATGTAAAAGATGCTTGGGATTACATTGTTACTAAAGAGTTAGATTATTTAACTTTTGGAGAAGATGACAATGAATTTTATGAAGCTACAGATGGTTCAAACCGACATTTCAAAGTGTTTATGAAACGTATTAAAGATGAAGACGAGCCGATTCTTAGGAGATATTTATGAAAGGAGATTTTATGAAAAAAGAATATAGAGTATATGTAATCAATAAGAATAAATATCACGGTGGTAAATCTTTGTATCATATAGACGACGAAGAATTTATTACTATAGCCGAAACACAAGACCAAATTCTAGATAGAAACACTAGTATATCACACGGTGTTTTTAGCATAAGTGGATTTATGAGAGAGTTTCGTATGGCAGGGTTGCAACCAATGCCTTTACCGCACATTGATGGTAATCTACTACCAAATTGTGTTATAAGAATAATCGAAGTAAACTACCACGGTGCAGAACCAATTGTCGAGGAAGAAGTCAAACCTTGTAAGTGGGATGATATCAATTTAAATTACATAGATGATGCAATGAAAGCAGTCAATTATGTATATGGTATCGCAAAACCTACAATAGAGGGCGTGATAACAAAAGACGAAGATTGTGTACCTGTTTTAGGTAAGACGCCACAAATGTGGTTAGATGTTATAAATCATTTAGGTGTAATTAAAGCAAGAAAATGTGACAATGCTACCGAGTTCGCAGAAACAAAGTAATTTTGAAACAGGAGCAGTTAGGGATTTCCACGAGGGTAAGGGAATCCCTAGCTTAATGCCTATTGATGCTCTACGTTCTGTCTCAAAAAGATTTGAAGATGGAGCATTGAAGTACGGTAGAGATAATTGGAGAAAAGGTATACCGTTGTCGAGATATGTTGATGCTATCTATAGACATTTATGGGCAACGATGGAAAACAAAACAGATGAAGACCACCTCGGTGCAGTCATATGGAACGCGATGTGTTTGTATCAAACAAAAAAATGGATAGACGACGGAAAATTACCAAATGAATTAAATGACATACCTCATAAATGAATGTATTATCACTTTTTGATGGGTGCAGTTGTGGACAGTTAGCACTTAAACGAGCAAACATACCGTATGATAAGTATTATGCTTCAGAGATAGATAAGTATGCTATAAAAATTGCAAAAAAAAACTTTCCTAATAGTGTTCATATAGGGGATATAAGGATAATTAATAATAGTTCCCTTGACTTGGATAAAATCGATTTGCTTATCGGTGGAAGTCCTTGTCAAGGGTTTTCCTTTGCCAAAAATGACAGATTAAATTTTAACGACCCACGTTCTCAATTATTTTTTGAATACGTTAGACTACTTAAAGAATGTAAGCCTAAATATTTTTTACTAGAAAATGTAGTTATGAATCAAAAATGCCAAGATGTGATATCTGATATACTCGAAGTAAAACCACATAAAATAAATAGTTCTATACTTTCTGCACAAAATAGAAAAAGACTTTATTGGACGAACATACCATTCGATGTTAATAAGTTGCACGAAAATGATAAAAAACTCGTGATATCAGACATTATTGACCCAGATGCAGACGCAGCACCCGTCCCGGTAAACGAAAGAAACAAAAGACATTTACGTGATATCACACAAAAATCGTTGTGCTGCACCGCAACAATGTACAAAGGTGCTGGAAATAATGGGTGTACTCTTATCGAAGTTGGCAAAGCAAACGTAAATGGTCACGATATTTTAAAAAGAGTTTATGCTAGAGAGGGAAAAAGTCCTACAATAAACACGTGTGGTGGCGGTAACAGAGAACCAAAGGTAATACATACGTCGTCAACTTGGCGAAAGTTAAGCGTGATAGAGTGCGAGAGACTACAAACATTACCTGACAACTACACAGAGGGTGTATCAAACACGCAAAGATATAAGATGATAGGCAATGGGTGGACAGTTGATATCATATCATACATATTTCAGGGTATAAAATAATATGGATTTCTGTTCAGATTTTAATTACGACCTCAAAGTTGGTCAGGTAGCAGAGAAAAAAATAGCTGATATCATACAAAATAAAACTATCGAAGTAAAAAATGATTTACTCACAGCAAAAACAGGCAATGTATTTATAGAATATGAGTGTCGTGGCAAGCCAAGCGGTATATCAACTACACAATCAGATTTCTATTGTTTTGTTGTAGAGGACAGAATGATAATATTGCCAACAAAAAAACTTAAAACATTATGTAGACCACATCTAAATACAAATAAAGATGTGTACGGTGGCGACGATAATCTTAGCAAGGGCGTATTGTTACCTTTACAAAGTTTGGTATTATGCAAAAATACGAAATAAAATACAAACATTATGATATGCCTGATGATTACATAGGAAGAAAATTATTGTGGGCTAGAGATTCTAAGTCTGCATTAGGATACTTTCTACAATCAAAACCAAGTCCTGACGGACTAGGTAAAACAAAAAAAGGTAAAGCAACAGTAAGAATTTTAGAAGTAAATGAAATATCTACCACAGAATAAAGTCAAAGATTACAGACAAAGCAATATGCCTGAACGTTGTCCTATATTTGATATCACGTTAGAAAAAGCTGTACTTGACCACAGTCATAAAAATTTTTTAGTGCGTGGCGTGATAGATGATATGGCTAATCAATTTCTTGGCAAAATAGAGAACGCTTGGAAAAGATATGGAAATCAAACAAATTTATCTTTACAAGAGGTATTATCAAATATAATTTCCTATCTAAACAATCCAAAAACTGATGTCTTACATCCTGTTGGCTTTAGGCAAATGGTTAGAAAATTTAAATATTTACCGCTAGAACTCCAAATAAAAGAATTAAATTACATAGATTGCGACCCAACATTAATAGAAAATGCAACTAACAATACCCAAAGAACGATTTTGTATAAAACACAAATAAAAAAAATATGCACAAATATATGAAAAACATAGCAGAAAAACTCTGCAAATTAGAAACTGCCATCAAAGTTGGCAAGACGGAGTATAACGCCTTTGGCAAATACTCTTTTAGAAACATAGAAGCTATATGTGAATCTGTAAAACCATACTTGAAGGAGCTAAATCTTTCTTTAATTATGGATGATAAGATTGTATATATAGGCGACAGATATTATGTCGAAGCAACGGTTACATTAACTTGTTGTGATACAGGCGAATCCATATCTGTTAAGGCACAGGCACGTGAGCCTTTGTCTAAGAAGGGAATGGATGATAGTCAAATAACGGGTACTGCGGCGTCGTACGCAAGAAAAAGAGCTATGGCAGGTTTGCTACTCTTGGATAATACCCAAGATGCTGACGCATTAAACAATCACGAAGAAGAAACAAAAACTATCACAAATAATACTGAGGACGACTTATTATGAGCGAATACGTACAAAAAGAGGGAACAGGTGCATCTTTTCAAAACAAGAAGATGACCTCTGAATCATCACCTAAACTACTTGGCACGCTTACCATACCGCAAGAAATGGCAGGCAAAAAAGTAAATATAGCATCTTGGCTTAATGAGAAAGGGGATATGAAATACTATTCTCACAAACTTAGTTTGATTGAGGAAAAACCAAAATCAACGAATGTAGACATATCAAGCGACCCATTCTGATGAGTAAAAAAGCTAAAATTAATCGATTGTTTTGGGATATAGAAACATCTCCCAACATTGGTTTCTTTTGGCAAAGTGGTTATAAGAAAACCATACCGCATAATAGCATCATAAAAGAACGTGCTGTTATGTGTATTTGTTATAAGTGGGAGAGTGGCAAGCAAGTACACTCTCTCACTTGGGACAAAGGTTGTGACAAACAACTATTAATAGATTTCCACGAAGTTTTGTGTTTAGCAGATGAAGCAGTAGCACACAATGGCGACAATTTTGATATCAAATTTTTTAACTCACGGACAATATATCACAATATCATACCCAAATATATATATAATTCTGTAGATACCCTTAAATTAGCACGACGTAAATTTAGATTTAACTCTAATAGATTAGATTATTTAGGACAATATTTATTTGGCGATGGCAAAATAAGCACTACGTTCCAATTATGGGTAGACATATGTCTTAATAATTGTGAAAAAGCAATGAACGCTATGGTCAAATATTGTAAAAAAGATGTTTTGTTATTAGAAAAAGTTTACAAAAAGCTCACAGAGTATGATACTCATAAAACACACGTTGGTATATTGAACGGTTTAGATAATTGGACTTGTCCTTATTGTGCATCTGAAGATGTAAAAAGAAAAGGAATACGAGTTACAAGTATGGGCAAGAAATATCGAATGATATGTAAAAGTTGTAGCCGACAATATCAAATATCACAAGCAACAGTTAATAAATATTATGAGTACAAAAAATTCCAAATCGGATAAAGAGCCAAAGATTATATATGAAATTAATGATTTATCAGAGGGCATAGAAGTTTTACACGACCTTACTGAATCGTTACACGAGAAGAGATTTGACAATTCTAATTCTATTATAGTGAAGTCAATTAAGACATTATCCAAAGAAATAAAAAATAAGATGAAAGAAATATATGAGCGACATAAAGTTACCCAAAAATGAACTCGCAGAAAGAAAAATATTAAGTTCTTGTTTAAGTGGTAATGATACATCAACACTCGAAGAAATGTTATCAATTATATCGCCTGATGACTTTTATTACGAAAACAACAAAGTAATATTTACTACCCTTAAAAAACTTTTAGATAACAACAAACCCTTAGATGAGATATCATTAACTGAACACTTAAAAACTAGCAACCAATTAGATTACGTTGGTGGTGTAGACTATATAATTAGTCTAGACGGTGGTTTTGGTACAAGTTTACAGGCACGTTCGTCAGCCTTGATAGTAAAAGAGTGTTCAAATAAGCGTTCTTTGATACGTAGTTCAAGGTTAGCCATTGAAGATATAGAAAATGGCGGAGATTGTACATCAGCTATTAGTATTATAGAAAAAGGACTAGATGGCTTAGACCAAGCACACCAAGAAAAGACTAAATTAGGTGATAATGCTAAGAATTTTTTAGATAAACTGTCACAGATGCGTGACGGTGTTTATGTTGCAGATAAATTTCCTACTGGTATAACACATTTAGATGAAAAATTAGCAGAAGGCGGTATAGGCAGGGGTGAAGTTATGGTGATATCAGCACCAACATCTTGTGGTAAATCACAATTAGCACTTAATATTGCATTGCGTACAGCAATTACAGACAAAAAAGCTGTTGCTATATTTTCTTTTGAAATGATGGCAGACCAAATTATGAAACGCTTGGCACAGATATCATCAGGTAAAAACATATATGATTCGTTAGCTAGTCAGGATGTAGACAAACATATGGATGATATCATTACTGCAACAAAAAAACTTTGTGCAGCACCATTACATATAATTAACACAGTACGTGATATCACGCACCTTCGAGCACGATGTGGTTTTTTGAAACGCAAACACAATATCGAAATGGTTGTTGTTGATTATTTACAATTAGTTCCTTGGAACACAAAACTATCGAAATGCGATGGAATAGCCGAAGTATCACACGGTATTAAACAAATGGCTATGGACTTACAAATACCTGTCTTGTTGTTAGCACAGATTAATCGTGAGGGTGCTAGAAGTAATAAGCCGGGCATATACTCATTAAAGGACTCAGGAGATGTTGAAAACGATGCTGATATCATAGTAATGATGTACCCAAAAAATACTGACTTTGCAAAGAGTAAAAAGCTTGACAGGAATGGCAGACCATACGTAGAATTAGAATATAGGTTAGTGAAGAATCGAGAGGGAGAAAGAGATACAGATGGAGTAATGATACTAGACCCAAACGTGGGTAGATTTTTATGATTGGGGTGGAGTAAACCGTGAGGAGCTCATTTGGGGTTTTCGTATATATTTTCCCATTTTGGACACCCCATAATATTTTATTATGACAATACCAAACACAGACTTAGAAGAAGTAGAAACAAGAATACAGATATACAGAGAAGAATCTCGCACTATATCTTATCGCGTGAATGCTTTAACGGAACGTAGAAAAGAGATAAATGAAAGAATAAGATGTTTAAAAGAAGAGGCTAAAAAAATTAAATCATCTATTTAATTTCTAGAAGCGTTTCTTTTCATCATTTCTTTTCTTAGGTTTTCTAACTCTTCTAAATAATATTTTTGAGTTTCTGTATTTATTTGAGAACCTCTTATTAATGCTCTATGTCCTTGATTGGTCGTTAAAAGACTACTTACCATTTGTTTATAAGCCTCTGCTTTTTGTTGTGCAGTAGCTTTTGTAAAAAATAATTGTTTAGTTAAACCATTTGCGGATAGTTCTCCATAGAAAAATCTTTGTAACATTGGTACAAAACCACTAGCAACTACTGTTACACCTTGACCGCTTACAACAGGCTTAGTACCTAAGTCTGCAACATTTTTAGCAAAAGTCTGTGACCTGTTAGCTTTAAGCAATTTTGCCATATCTAATAAATCATTGTAAATATTGTCTGTGCCGTAGTTTAATATTCTTTTTGCGTTAGCCCCTGTTTTTTTATTATTAAGAATATTGAGCATTATTTGTGGGTCAAACATTTCGTTTACGCCTCTTTCGACTAATGCACCGCCTGTACCCTTACCAGCACGCTCTTGTAGCTCCATAATTACCGCTTTTTGCAAATCTTTGAACATTTGCGGATTTGTTTCTGCGAACACATCTAGCTGTTTCATTACTGTATTCATCGTGATATCATCTGCATCAAGCAATGAACTAACAAATATTTTTGGATTTATTAAAATATCTTGTGCTGTATTCTCTGTAATGTTAGCAAATAATTTAGATTTCAACACATTGTCTTTTTGTATTCTTAAATCTATAATATTAGATATTATTTTTTGTGTGTCTCTAACAGATTGTACAGAACTACCTTGAAGTATAGAAAGTATTTCTGTTTCTTTTAAGTCAACAAACTTGCCCGGATTTGCTTGTATTTTTTTATTCAAAGCATCAAACGCCTGCATTTGAGCATTGACTCTATTGTTGAATTTTGTTGCTAGACTTATCTCTCCTGTGCTTGTGCGTGGTGCATATAACTGCTTTACCATATCTTTATCTATTTTAAGACCGCTTCCGCCTACTTTTACTACTGCATCATTTGTTATACTGCGTACATAATTCTGTCTTAATATTTGTAATGCTTCATTACGAGATGCTTCATCAGGCAACACTTTCATCAATCTGCTTATAGCATCAGGGTTATTTAATTTTTCTAATGCAGACCTACTACCTAAAGCGTATGCTAAATGTTGTGGGCTATGAGATTTTTCTCGTTGTGCTAATTTATAAAACAAAGAATCTAAATCTTGGAATCTTAAATATTTTTTATACTCTGCATTAGCTTTGTTTAAAAAAGTTCCTGTTTTATTTTTAGAACGCCCTGTAAGTGGATTGATAACCTTATTGTTTCTTAATGCTCTGAGTGCTCCATCTTGTAATTCAGCTAATCTATTTAAAGTTGTCTTACCAATGAGAGGTGTAAATACTGCATCTTCTCCTATATTTTTGATATATCCATCTAATTGTTCCCAAGTTATTCTTTTTGTATTCGTTCTTGAATTTGCTAGTGCCAATAAATCATCTAATTTTTCAAACTTAGTTCCAAGCATTGGATTAAATTGTTTGAGTATTCGTTTATTTAATTTGCTCGTAGATTGACCTCTAATTTGTTCAATAGATTTTTGTAAAACTCTTACTATTTCTTGTACGCTAAAATCAATTCCATCTCTTTTTGCTTGTATTGCTACTGCATCATACGCGTTACTTTGTCGAGTCTTAGAAGCAATAAAAGCATCATCTATTATTTTTTGTACTCTACTACCTTTTTCTAAGACATCAAATCTAATACCTGCTGCTTTTGCTAGTTCTAAATCGAGGTTTTGTTGTAACGCAACTCTAAGTTGGTCGTCTGCTCCAGCTAATTTATTGATGATATCATCGTAATTACTGCGTAAATTATTGCTCACACTAGCGATAATAGCTTCTACATTAGGTTTACCGCTACCTTGAAGTGTTGCTACACCTCTTTCAATAATTTCTTTGTTTTGTTGCAATATTCCCTGTACCGATGGACTGTTAATTTGTGCTTTTAAATCAGCTTCTAATGCTTTTTCTCCTCTACGAACACCACTAGTAGTTTTTAACTTACCCAATTCTGCTCCAAATTTATTATTAAAGTCTTTGTATGTAGCTAATAATTCTTCTGTGTATTTACTTGATGAGTTTCTTGTAAAACCTGCCATAAATCTGCCTGTTTTAAGTAAACCATAATCTGCTACTGCCATCATTAAAGATTCTTGTATTTTTTGATTACCAAAAGCAGTATATTCACCCACATCTTGTAAAAAATCTTTACCCGTAATAACATTATCACGTATTTTAGCTACACCATCTCTAACACCTGTAAAAAAAAGATTGCTACCAATTGTTGCCACAGCTTGCCCTGCAGGTGTTCTAAGTCCAACAGCTATAGCAGGAGCTAATTTAGGAGCTAATAATGTAGCCCCAACAACAAAAACGCCTTGAGCAACAAGACTAGCTGCATCTCCAAAATCTGATGCTGTAAATCCTTCTTCGTCTATGTATCTGACGTATCTTTTTCCGTCTTTAACCCCATCAAAAATAAATCTTGGTTTACCATCAACCATTATGGCTTTTACTGAATCCTTACCATATTCTTTTTTTAATTCGTTAAGTTTCATTTCAGGACTTAACCTCCAAGATAGATTTACTTTTTGAAGAAAATTGTGCCAAAAACCATCTTTGCCCCCTGATGTTACATCGACTTGGCTTACAGGAACGCCCATAGCCATAGCGGTATATTTTTGTAAAGAAAGTTCACGGTTTTCATCATTTTTTTTACGTTGTGCTACATTGCCAATGTAGGCATAATCGCCTGATTCCATAGCCTCTATGGCATTAATATTTTCTTTATTTATTCTGTTACGTATTTCTGCGTTGCTTAACTCACTTCTAGAACGAAATGTATACTCTAGTTCCGTTGGTCTGTCGGTAACGGTATATTCATAAAATTGTGACATAATTAATTATCTGTAGATTTAATTTTAATATCATTAATAATAATATCATTGTCTTCGTCTACCATTCCTATGTTATTACTAGGAGTATTAATAGATTGATTGCCGTTTTGTTGACCACCAACAAATGGGTTATTTTTAAGTAAATTACTGTCTCGTGGTGTAAGTGCTTGATTTTCGTTTTCTACGCCACCCATAGCTAAATTAGCTTTTGCGTTTGGATTTGGTGTTTTAACATTTTGTTTTAAATCTTCACCAAAATATTGATGCCTATACATAGTAGGATTAGTTTCATATAATTTTCTTTCTACTCGAATATTAATAGGTACAAAATTTGGGTTATCGTGTACCAAGTTGCCTCCGTTAATTGCAGTTATAGTAGAATAATTTTCTGAAGCCTCTTGTTTTTGTATAGTATCATATAAAAAATCTAAAGTATTTTGATTAATTCCTAAATCTTGTAATCTTTTAAAACCACCTTGTTTGTGTTCTTCTTCAATTACTCGTAATGCAGCTCTATTGGTTATATAAGCGTATTTATCAACTTCTTTAAGAACTTCATCAGAACTTCTTCCTGATAGTCCTGCTAATTGTGCTTCTGTAGATTGCAATAGTTCGATTTCCCTAACTGCTATTTGACCAAGTGCTCCACCTGTTTTTGATGCTGCTCTCATATCTTGTAGTGCTTTAAAACCTGCTACTGCTTGTAATTGAGTTAGTTGTTGTTCTAAACTTTTAGCGTATCCTCCACCTCTTATGTACCCTGAAGCAACAAAACGACCTGCTGGTCCTGCATCTTTTAAATAATCTTTTATTTCGTTAACTGTTTGATTTACCGTTGCTGCTGTTGATACAATACCTCCTATCTTGCTTTTAAATCTATTATCTTCTTCTAATTTTATTGCATCAGGAACAAGAACTTTTGACACTTCTACTTCATTTTTTATGTGTTTGTCAAATTCTTCTGTTTCTGTACCACCTGCAAGAGCATATTGTTCTTTGTACTCTGATACTGCAAGCTGTTTTCCCTTATCTCTTTGGTAATTAATCGCATAATCATCTGCCTTTCTTTGGGCAAAAGTATTACCCATTTCTATCAATTCATCTGTGTCTACCTCATCTACTTCAGGTAAAGACTCTGTATAATTTTTCAATTGTTCGGTAACAACCGATAGTGATATACCCTTGTTTGTAACTTTTTTATCTGTTAATACATCGGTATATGAATATGTTGCTTTTGCCGCATCTTCGAATATTGCGTCTCTATCTATGTTTCCATTTGCATCTATATTTTTATCAAATATTTCACCTAACTTTATATCCTCTTGTCTAGTTACATTAGCTTGGTTGAGTTCGTTGCCTAAAGTAGTGGTTTCTAGATTTAAATTTTTTAATTTAATATCGCCTAACTCTCTAGTCTGTTGAGCGTCTGCTAAACTTTGAGCAGTTGTAAAGTAAGTATTCAATAAGGATTCGCTAGATAAACTAAAATTACCATCTTTTCTTTTGTTTATAGCTGATTTTAATTTTGGGTCTAAATTATCTGTGTCCGATAACAATTCAGGGTTACTAGCAATAAAAGCATCATTTTTTGCTACTGTTGTGTTAAGAACTTCTTTGTTTACTTGGTATTGTTTGACACCCTTCATGATGTCGTCACCAAGCCCTGCCAAAGCATTTGCTCTAGTTTTACCCGCTTCTACCATACCGCTATAGTCACCTATAGCTAATTCTGGTCGTATACCTTCTCCTATTCTTGCCATAATTTAACTAAATAATTTACTAAATCCTTTTGCAGCACCTGCTCCACCAAGAGTAGCACCTGCGACAGAACCTAAGAAATCCATTCCTGCACTTCGTTGACTCGCATCATACTGCATTTGTGCTTGCATAAAGTTGATATCATCTTGTCGTTGTGCCATAGCCAAGTTTACTCCTGCATCTGAATCAAAGCTTTGTGGTCCTGATGCTACTTGTGCTAAATTAAATCCTTGTGTATAAGCATCTCCTCCAAAACGTAAAGCTTGAGATGGAGAGCCAAACAAAAATCCTAATGGGTCTCCACCTGCTTGTCTTGAGATAGCAAATGATTGTGGAGCAGCACTTAGTGCTTGTTGCCTTAGTCCACTTCTTATATTTTCTCTGTTTAATACTGAAGCTGCAGCAGTACCCTCACCGAATAATCTACCACCCGCTACTCCTGATGCTCTAGCAGCTTGGTCAGCTTGCCTTTGTCTTTCAGGAGACAACACGCCCTCTGCTTCGTTAAATAAATTTTTGGTTGTTTGTGCTTGTAATCTAGCTATTTCTGACGCGTCAGGGTCAAGTAATCCTCTTAATGTATCTGATACCCTAGTACCATATTCATCTATCAAAGCAAGGTCTCTTTCTTTTTGTATTCTTTCTCTCTCTGCTATTTCTTCACCAGCACGACGTTGCAAAGAAAGTATGCCTTCTTGCCCATCTGCACCAAACAAATTAGTTTGTATGTCTGCTAATTCTAATTTAGCAAATTCTGGTCTCGCTGCCCTCTCTGTATCTAAAATTGATGGTAAAGAATCTTTTACCGCTTTAGCAAAATCTGTATATGACTTGTAAATGTCAATTGGAGGTGGTGCTTCGTATGTATTGCCTTTTCCGCCCATTATAATTTAAGTATTTTTTTAAAGTATTTTGTTGATAAATCTACCTTACAAGGTTTTCCGTATTTGTATCTTATGCCTATAAGTTTTTTATCTAAAACACTTGGTTCTTTGTTGATTAAATCTATTGTTAATTGTTTTAAAACGTTTTTATTATTTGAAAATAAAAATGCTAAAAAGACAGCATCTCCATTTGGGTCATCTTCAGTCCAATCTCTAACGAACTCCCATCCGTCATCATAGTTACAATTATACCACATATGCACACCCACAACTTCATTACCATCATATACAACTGAAATCGTGTTTTTTGCAATATGATAAGTAACCATTGTTGTGACATAATTTTCATCTGCCCCATCAAATACTTCACCATTTTCTTTTCTTATACAATAACCCACAATATCTTTTATTTTTTTAGGTGTTTCATTTAAATCTAACCATTTGCTTACAAAACTAGCTAACTTCATTATAAGGCGTAATTACAAGCTCCTAAAGCTACATATGTAGTATTCCCATCTTTATTGTCGTATGTTACGTTACCGCCACTAGTTTCGTGATACGCTCCAAAAGTTGAACCTGTAAACAAATTTACAGTACCATCTGTACTACTATCAGCGTTCAACCCAAACCATTGTCTATTACTATCAAGACTCCATCTTGCTGTGTATACCGTTAATCCTTTATCGCCTGCTGTCCCTGTAGACATTGTCTCAGCACTAGTACCACCTCCATTATTTTTACTAAATTTGGAGGTAGGGCTAGTAAAACTTCCCGCATTGTCTACTTGTATTATATTCATATTTGCAGCTCTACCTCTATTACTTCTGTTTACTTGACATTCAAATGATTCAACATCGCCTACATCGCAACTATATTGAGCAACACATTGCATATCGCTATCATAATTATTACCTATATCATAATGTTCTGTAACGGTTTTACCTGTAATAGAACAAGTTGTTGAACCACTACCTCCGCCAGACCCGTGAGATACTGCTACAATTAGTCTAGTATTAGCACTTCTTTCATTAGAAGATGTGTCTACTGTAGTTAGTGTTTCAAAGAAATTTGTTGTTGATATTATTTTTATAACAGGATTGCCTGTACCACGGTAATCAGTTAGCTTAACTGTACTAGATGTAGGCACAGCATTGTTAATTGTAGTTTTGTCTACCCTACTCCCTGCTTTGTAATAATCGCTTAATTTAATTGTATCGCTACCACCAAATTGATTTTTAATATCACTAAACTTTACTGTACCGCTACTAGCTATTGGCATTTTCTAATTTTTCTACTTTAGATTTTAATTCTTTTATGGACTCTATTAATAATGGTATTAATTTTTCGTATCTAACTGCTAAATGTCCGTCTTCTCTTGTTGCTACAACCTGAGGTAGTCCTAATGCCTCTACCTCTTGTGCTATGACCCCAACGTCGCTTTTGTGGATACCGACCCTATTATTCCAATCAAACGTGTTACCGCTCAATTTAGACACCTTTATGAGCGAATCTGATATAGGTGTAATGTTTTCTTTTAATCTTTTGTCAGATGTAGAAAAAGCCACAACGTCTGCAGCAGAAACTATGTCACCTGTTACAAAGATATCACCGCTTATAAGTACACCTGCTTCGTCTGTATTACCTGCAGCATCACGTGTGACAACATTATCACCTGCAGTAAGTCTAGTAGCACCCTCTGTTGTAACCAAAACCTTAGAATGGTCTTGCGTAGAACTAAAAACAGTTACTGAACCGTCGGTAGCATCACTAGATATGCCTCCATTAGTTCCTGAGTTTCCTTCATCGTCTAATGTAAGTGTTGGTGCAGAGCCTGTTATAGTTAGTTCACCTGTTGAACTATTAATTTTTAATTTAGATGACGAAGATTCGTCTGCTATTTGAGTGTCGGTAATAGCATTATTTTGTACAAATAGTTTATTAGAACCATTGAGTCCTAAAGTAGCATTATCTGTTGTGTCTGCAGACCCTGTGAAAGTTGCTTCTTTAATAAGATTATTAAGACCTGCTGCAGTAACTTGGTCTCCTGAAGCAAAGTCGTGTGTTGCTGATATTGTTAATACTCCCATATTATTCTGTTGGTGTTAATGATTTAAATGATTGTGTTGCTGATGTTTTGATAGTTTTGATTTTTGGTCTACCTTTCGTGTTTTCTATTTGATACTGTAATCCATAACCTCTTACATTACCTATTCTACCACGTAGGGAAACATCTTCTTGAAAAGGTATTTCTTTTCCTATGACTCCTGAAGCTGTTGCTATGGGATTTACCTCATTGTTAAGCTCTAAGTCTATGTTTTCTACTTGTATTTTTATACTAAAATCAGAAGGACTTTCTTCTATTTGACCCTCTGCTGCAATATCAAAAGATTTAAATTTTTTCCTATCTATATCTTTCATTGTATACATCCTAGTCTTTAAAAGACCATTGACAAGAGGTTTTTGAGGAGTTTGTGTACCAATAGTAGTAATAACTCTGTCTGTACCTGTTAAATTATCAGGACTATAGTTTGCCTCATTACCCGCTACTTGATGTATACCACCGTGTTGATTAACAGTATAAACACCTCTGTCTGTACCTTTACCTGAAACAATTAAGTTGTCATACTCAAATACGGGTATTGTTGTACCATCAGGTAATGTAGTAGCTATTTCATCTACAGACTCCCACGCTTTATTTAGAAAATTATAAATAATTAAAGCATTGTTTCGTGTTGCGTCGTTTGCTCCCTCTCTTGAATCAAGTGGAACAGCTAAGTAATATCTATTATCGAAATAACACGCAACAGATTGGTCTATTAAATTAGGATTTATTCTATTTATTGTAGTTTTTATACTTTCCGAAAGAGGTGTTTGTGTACCTCTTAAATTATACTCATCTAAGAACTCTAAAGAATACACACCGTTATCTGATAAGAAATAAATATTTTTGCCAACTTGTACAATTGACCTACGAGCAGCAGCACCAACTTCAGTTGTAAGGATTTGAGTTTTAGCGTTACGAGGATTTACTAATCCTGTTATTCTGTGTACACTATTTTTATTAAATACTATTACTGAGTCTTCTACGAAAGATGTTAAGCCTACGGTAAAATCACTAGTTCCTGCATTAAATCGCAATGATGCGAATATTCTATCATAAGTATTACTATCTAGAATATCCGATATTATTAGTTCATCAAAAGCTTTACGCGATACATATCCGTCTTCAGGGTCAAATCTAAATGGTACAACTAATCTGCCTTGGTGCAAAATACCAAACTCAGATGCAGGATTATGTATAAAACCTAAATCAGATGCAACTTTTTTTATAAAAATAGGAGTAGATAAACTTAACTCTGATTTTGTACGAGGTACTGATATAGAATTAGGTTGTATTATAAAAGAAATACCAACTTTGCGTAATGCTGTACCACTTAAACCTGTTGCGTTTGTACTTGATGCTGTGCCTATTTCAACGCTAAATGAATCTGCACTTGCGACTGCTGAAACAACGTTATTTCCATTTACGGCAGCATCTACACTTGCTATAGTAACTGGTTCACCTACTGATAATTCGTGACCTGTGCAAGTAAATGTTGCGGTTGTACTTGCTGAACCGTCAATCCTACAGTCAAAAGCAGAAATAGCTTTACTAGAACCTTGTGTGTAAACTTTATTTATAGAGAAAGATGTATTTTGAAACAACCCTGTAGTAACAGCCCCACTATCTTCTAAAATTAAACTATCTCCTACTGCAAAAGATGAGGTAGTATGAAAAGTTCCTAATAAGTTATTTATATTAAAATCTCCTGCACTTGCAAATAAAGATACAGGTTGGGTAAAAGCACCACTTGGGGCGTTTGAGAATGTAGGGCTAGACGTAATATTATTTGTTGCAGTATCTAGTTCCAATGGTGGTTGTCCATTTGCAGATGCTGTGCCGGGCTTCCTAAAAATAATTATTTTGTTAAAAGCTTGTATAACATCTGATTGCTCTGCAACAGTTTGACCTGTTGGATAGTTTAATGTATAAGATTGTTGGTCGCTTGTCCTTATTGCAAAGGCTTGTGTATTAGAAATTAAAATAATATAATCATCAGCTTGTGCTGAGTTAGGGTCTGAAAAATTACAAGAAGCATATATGCCATTTACTGCGTCATCATTAAGAATACCAAAAGCAGTAGTACACGTGCTATCAGAACCACTATTAGCAAAAGTGCCTGCAACATTTGTAACTAAAAAATTACTACCTGATTTAGTATATGGATGAACTCCATCTGCACCTGATATAGAACAATTAGATATTTTAATACTGCCTGTTGAGGGTGTGTTTGCTATAGAACCAAAGTTTGCTATAGTTAATACACTTCCATCAGAGTTACTTGTAATAGATGTAGTAGCATCAGGGTCTATAATGGTAAAATTAGTTGCATCTCCATCAATCACCTTTAATGCACTTACACCATTTGCAATTGGTGCTACTTTGTTGTTAACACCAATTCTAGGTTGCCATTCTCCGTTTCTATCCATTCTTCCGTTTTGAGACTTTTCTAACAAACCTGTTCTCAATTGGTCGGGTCTGAGTCTGTCATTGAAGCCAGAAAAACCAACGTCGAGTTCTTCTAACACGCGGTCATCATTGTTTCCATATGAATCATATCTAGCCATCTAACATTTCCATCTGCGAAGAGCTAATGCTTTTCTTGTTGGTCTCCCTTTCTTGTCTTTCATTGGTCCTTTAACTCCACTCATACGAGCACAAAAAGATTTTTTACGTGCTTTTGCTTTGCCTTTCGGATTAGAAGATGTAACAGGTGGTTTTAGATTATGCCCCTTGCGTTTAAAATACGCACGTCCTGCAGCTGTAAGCCCACCTTTTTTACTTTTATGTTCTTTTCTCATTATGCTAACATTGGTCCTATTATTGCTCCCCTAACACGAGATATTATTTTTCCCCCATTATCTGCATCCCCCACAATAAATTGAATAACAAAAGATGATTGGTTTTCGTTTATAGGAACAACTAAAGAGCCCTTTGTGAGTAATGTTCCACCGTCTGCACTAGTTTTTTCTATTGAAACCACAGTTGTATAGGTACTGCCATCTGGTAATTGAACTTGTAGTCTATTTTCATTACCGCCCCCTGAACCACTATCTCCATAAGTTGCTTCTCCTTGTATCACAATACCTTTAATTCTTGATGAGCTAAAGTCAGAATCGCTACTGTTAAATTCACTAAGCGTATAAGTAACTTGACCTGTTCCTGTTGTGCTTTTTTGTTGAGCCAAACCGTGACTATCGTGACTTGTAAAAGCAACATACTTATCTCTGTTTTTTCTTACAAATTCTCTTATTGCGTGAGTAGTCATAAGAGAATTGGGATTGTTGCCATCTCTTATTTCATTTGGGAATCCTGATATTAAACAAGTAAGAAAAGTATTTGCAGCTTGACCAATACTTCCCAAAATTCTTACTCCACTACTCACGGACCGTGCTATACTTTCAGGACTAATACTGCCCGGAGGAATAGTAAGGACATCATCTTGTACCTTTAATATTTTACCATCTACCTTTGTAGGTACATCATCTAACTCATTAAACCTTGTCACGCTTTTCTTCTTTTGTGTGAATAACTTATTCTTTTACTACTTGTTTTGCTTTTCTTAAATTTAGACTTTTCCGACGAAGACATTTCTGATGTCGTTTTAGGAGTTTTAGAAGACACTCTTTTTGATGGTCTGCAAGCAGGGTATGGACGTTTACTACCACTCGCTTTGCGTCTTCCGCAGGGTTTGCCTGTTTTAACGTCAACCCATTTTTCTTGATGCCATCTTTTCAGACTCATCTCTTTTTTCTAGTATACCCTGATGCAACTTTACGTTTGCCCCCCGGACCTTTTACCTGCCCTTTGCAAACACGAACCGCATAAGAATTAGCATACGCTGATGGGTACACCTTGTATTTACGTTTAGCCGCAGCTTTACCTCTTGCACATAATTTTGCCATTTATTTTTTCTCCTTAATTAATTTACGTAAAACCTTAGCTTGTCCTGCGTGAGCTTTACTAGCTTTTTCTAGTTTTTTTGCTATTGATATTAGTTTTCTGTGCATTACTTCTTTTTTCTTTTACGCAGACCCTTAAAATCAGCACCTGTAATTTTATTACGAGGAGCTGCAACTCTAGCTAATTTTTTTTGCTTTGGACTGTATTTACTAAATGGCATTATTTTTTACCCCTCTTCATAGTTTTTTTTGTAGGTGGTCTTCCTCGTTTACTTCCGTATGTTCCTTTTCCCATTGGCATAATTATTTTCTCCTTTTCTTTTTTTGTAATGGTTTTGTTTTTTGTATTGTATTTGTAACACTACTAATTCCTCCTGCACCAACTGCAGATTTACCAATAGTGTCTATAAAATGTTTGTCTTTTTTGTATGCTTTAGCACCTTTCTTAACTAAAGGCATTACAATTTTTCTTACTCCGTATGTTATTGGTCTTACTAATGAAATCATATTATTTTCTCCTTTTTATCATTGCTACAAATAATAATGTAAATCCTAGTGCCAAACCATAAAAAGATGGTTCTGGTACACCGTTGTAGTCTACTTGTAATCTGTAGTCAAACTCTTGCCAGCTATATTGTATTCCTTCAAACTCTAGTCCTTTGTAGTCATCTCTAATAAACTCTGGCATATCTGGTACATAAAAAAAAGGTGTATCGGATATAACAATAGATATAGGCTCTTCTATTTCAAAAGGCTGTTCTATCGGAAGTAACGGATACTCAGGTTCAATAATAGGAAATAAAGGGTATTCTAGTTCGTGGCTCATTTTTTAAATAAAGATGTAAAGATTGATGCTATGCTTCCAAATGCTTTTACAAAAAAATTATTTTTAGGTAAAAACATCATTATAATAGATATTATACCAATATAGGCAAATGTCATAGCCATAAGGTCATCTTTGTAATTACTAAATATATATTCTATCATAATGAAGGTGATACTTGTCTTATCGATATGTCTTCAGCATCAAAAGGTGTTTCTATTATAGGTAATTCGTTATTGACATCTGATTCTTGAGACTCATCATTAGATGATGTTTCCGTTTCTTGAGATTCTTGTTCGTTTACAGTTTTTTCTTCTTGGGTTGATTGTGATTTTTCTGACTTGGCTTTTTCTTCGTCATCTGTTTTATTAGATGTTTGATTTTCTTTATTTGTGGATTGTTTTTTTTCTGATTCTTGTGATTTGTTGCTCTCTTCAACAACGGAAGGCTTATCGGAGGAAGTATCTTGTGAAGAAGAGGAGGTTTTGGGTGTGGTGTCCGAAGACTCAACAGATGGAGCTAAAGTCGATTGAAGTTCAGAAACCTCCGCGACCTTCTCAGCGATAACCTCTCGACCCCAATCACTTAAATGATGAAAGTCTACGAATGTATCTATAAACATTGGTACTTCAAATCTTTCTTCTACCACATCTTGTGCAACTTCCGCAACAAAGACTTCAGTCCTGTCTTTTGCTATATCAACTTGTGTAACCGCAGCAGTAGACACAGCTACTGTACCAGCTGCTCCTAATTGTGATACTTGGTTAACTACAGGTATATCTTTTACTCTATCTAGTAAAGACTTTTTTAAAGTTTTACTAGCGTTACGAGCTTGCGATATAACTTCTTGAGACTGCTTTGTAACTTCCTTAGAAGTGCTGTACTCTTTTCCGTCCAATACTTTGGACAAAGAATCTCGCAGTTCTCTGAGTTTATCTTTGGCAGTTTTGTTATCCATTTACATAAGTTACATTTCATAATTTTATTTAGATGCACGTAATTTTTTAAGTATATTTAGTTCTCTTCCGCTAATTTGACCTGTAGTCAATTTTTCCCCAAGACCTAATGTTTTTCTTTTTGTAGATGCGTCTAATCTTTTGAGCAACTTCATTTCTTTATCAGATATTTGACCTATTTTTTTATTTTTCATAATTATTTACTAACTGCTGCACTCCCAAAATAAAACGATATAATCGATATAACTGCCGTCTTAATCTCCGGGAGTATAAGATATCCGTGCAAAGTTTGATAGCTTGTTCCAGAAGATAATCCAAACCATTTGCTGTATTCAGCAGCTACTGTTATGCCTTCTTCACTATGAGCTAAAATAAATGGTGCTATGATTACTCCGAATAATACAGTCAGTACGATAATCCTTCGTGTCCAAGCACCAAAGGCATCTACTCTAGCGGCAGCTGCATCTGCACTACTATCCATAGCTTGTTGTCTTTTTATCAAGCCTTCTGTTACAGCAGCTTGGTTAGCCACCATAGTTCCTATTAATTTAAATATAAAGCCAGAGAAACCTCCTCCTAGCATCGCTAATAATTCTGTACTCATTTCATCTCCTTGATTAATTTATATATTGAAAGTGCTAAGAATATAAGTGTAGCACACCCGACAACTAGACTAACCACTTGGTTAATCTCTTGTAGCCCTAGACAAGCGAAGAATCCCGCTGAACCCATTGCTACTCTGCCAGTCATTGCTTCCATTTATTATTCTCCCTCTGTTGGAAATGTGACATCAGTTACTATAGCTGCTGTCTCATCGTCTGTTAGTTCGTATCCGTTCACAAGTAGTGCATACTTTTCATCAGCAGTTACTTGAGGGTAAGTGTGATAACGAGTGCCGCTACCTACTCTGTGGTAAGCATAGCCTCGTCTAGCACCCTCTGCATC